GATAGACGGTTGAGCCTTGCCATGCGGCAATGGGATCACTGGAAAGCCTATTCGCTAGAGCTGCAAGAAAAGCTGGTTAAGTACGAAGGCGGCGCACCGATGGTGTTGAACACATCCCCACCAGCAAACGCTAACGCTGGCAAGCCGCTAACAGATGAGCAGATCATTGATGCACTGCACGAAGACGGCTGCGAGCGCATTGAAAACTTCTACGTTGTTGGCCCTGTTCAGAAAGCAGCTGTGTTTTCATTTGCCCGCGCCATCGAAGCCAAGCTGCGCGAGTTAAACGAGCAGGGGGAGAAGAACACATGAGCGATAGAGAGATACTGTTTGGCGAAGCGTTCAACCTTCTGTGCGGCGACGTCCTTGGCACGGGCATCCACCGCAAGGTTTACACGTGCAGAATCCGACCTGACCTTGTAGTCAAAGTCGACCTCGACGAAGACAAGATCGAGCGCTCGTTTGCCAACGTGCACGAGTACCGGTTCTGGGAGGAATACAAGGATGTTGCTGGCGTTAAGCAGTGGCTTGCCCCGTGCGAAATGCTGTCCCCTGATGGGCGCGTCCTCCTGCAAAAGCGCGTAGAGCCTATACCTGCGTCGTACAAGTTGCCGGACAAACTGCCAGCGTTCTTAACGGACACCAAGCGCAGTAACTACGGCCTGCTAAATGGCAAGCTGGTGTGCGTTGACTATGCGCTGGTTGTCATGAATCCTGAAACGAAGTTGCGCAAAGCGACTTGGCGCAACATATAGCGGAGACAAAAATGTTCATAGTTGAGCGTATAGCAAGATTCCTCGTCGAGCACGGCGCAGCCGACTCTCGAACGATTGCAGACGCCTTGCAGATACCGTGCGCCAGTGTCAGCGACTCGATTCGCAAAGACAACGTGCGCGCGCGATGGGGTATTTTTGTGGCGGACGCCCCGCCGGGCGTCAAGTACACCGGGCGCAAGCCAAACACGTGGGGCATAAACCGCAGACAGTTTGCACGGTATCTGGAGATCAGAGGCAACATGGCGTGGGTCACGCGTAAGGCGTTCACTGGCGCCCCGGCTAAACCTCCGCGGCCTCGACGCCAGAGGCGCTCTGATCTGACCAAGTCCGAGCAACGCAAAATCACGAACAGCCAGCCAGCATACGAAGGCCCGCTGCGAACACAGTGGCAGCCCACAAGCCCATATTACAAGGAGAAACTGCAATGATTACTGACTTGATAGCCAGCATACGAAGGCCCGCTGCGAACACAGTGGCAGCCCACAAGCCCATATTACAAGGAGAAACTGCAATGATTACTGACTTGATAGCCAAGTGGCTGATGCCTGCCATGCAGCGAGCCGTTGAAGGCGCAAAGCGCAAGGAGGACGCACTGCTGCGGCCCAGCCGCTCCCGCGACGATGTGTTCGACGGATGCGACTCGATCAACTTCCGTGTGATCCAGCTGAGCAATGGCACCGTGATTCGCATGGACAACAACCGGCCTATGGACGACTACGTGGTGCAGACAAAACACCGGCCGCCATCGCCCAACGTCTTCATCGTCAAGGACGACGAAACCGTGCAGGACGCCATCGTGCGCATGCTGGCAATACACCAACTGGAGAAATGAAATGGCGAAATTCAGAAAGAAGCCCGTGGTCATCGAAGCCACGCAGTGGTTCAAGCACGGCGATCATCCGGTGGTGACGGTCATGCCGAGGGGGTTCGAGAGCCCGACGAAGGGGCGCGTCCTCACGCTGGAGGGTGATATGGAGGTGACCAGCGGAGACTGGATCATCAAAGGCGTTAAGGGCGAGCACTACCCATGCAAGCCCGACATTTTTGAAGCAACCTATGAGGCAGTGAATGAATGAAGCCGAACTCACCATCGAGCTTGAGCAGACCAAAGCCGAGAACCGACTGCTCAGACATCAGCTCGACAACGCGTGCGACGAAGCACTGCGAATGCGACACGTCGTGGAGCGCTTCCTCGCCCTATCCCACATGGCCCTTCACGCGGGTACTGGGGTCGGAGTTGGTGAAGCGGGAACGCCTGGCGCAGAAGATCAACACGAAACAATTTGAAGAGGCACTGTTATGAAGAATGTGATGATTGATTTGGAGACCCTTGGTAACGGCAGCGACGCCGTGATCATTTCCATCGGAGCTTGTGAGTTCAGCGTAGACGAAGGGCTGGGCCGCACCTTCTACATGCGGGTCGACCCGCAGAGCTGCGTGGATGCTGGCCTGAAGATGGACGTGTCTACAGTGATGTGGTGGATGCAACAGAGTGATCAGGCTCGCGCCGCGTTCAAGGGTAAAGGTGCCGTGCCGCTGGAGTTCATGCTCGCGGAGTTGGCTACGTGGTACCCGGCAGGCGCTTGTTTGTGGGGCAACGGCGCCACGTTCGACAACGTCATCTTGAGCAACGCCTACAAGGCCGTCAAGGGGCAACGCCCGTGGGAGTTCTGGAACGACCGCTGCTACCGCACGCTCAAGGCGCTACGTCCTGATGTGAAAATGGAGCGAGCAGGCACGCACCACAACGCGCTGGATGACGCCAAGGATCAATCCGTGCACGCTATCGCGCTGCTCAAATCACTGGGGCTGTCATGACTATCGACGGAGCAACATTCCCCCCTATCGAGGGGCGCAAATACGACACTGGGAAACCAGACTACACACTGCTGCCATGGGATGCAGTCGAAGAGATCGTGAAGGTGCTCGACTTCGGAGCAAAGAAGTACGCACGAGACAACTGGAGATATGTAGATGGCGCAGAAATTCGCTACTTGGCCGCGGCGTTTCGGCACATGGCTGCGTACAACCGTGGAGAGACACACGATCCTGAAACGGGGCTTTCCCACCTTGCCCACGCTGGGTGCTGCATTCTCTTCCTGCTTTCCTTGGAGAAAAAAGATGAGTAACGGACAAATTCACCCGGCGATGAACGCTGCGCAGGGCAGCCTCTTGAGCAACACCGCAGGCCTGTCGTCGCAGCAGATGCAACTCGCCTTGCAGCAGATGCAATACAACAACGCCGGCATGAGCGCGAATCCACCCGTCGTGATGCGGGAAGGCTTTACCAAGGCGCCTCGGCTGTACGTCGAGGTCGACGTCGTGACCAACGGCTTCGTGCTGGCTGTGGGCAGCGAGCGGCTGATCGCCAAAAACATCGAGGAGCTGCAGCAGCACTTCGTCGCGCAGGTGGCGAGCCTGTTGCTTGAGAAGGATAAGTGATGGATATTCTTACAGTTGACTTCGAGACCTACTACGACAAGGAGTACTCCTTGTCGAAGATGCAGACTGACGCGTACGTGCTCGACAAACGCTTCGAGGTGATCGGCGTGTCCGTGGTCCGCGAGAACGAGAATGACGCCGAGTGGTTCAGCGGCACTGAGGAGGAGACCCTGCACTGGCTGTGGGGCAACTTCGACTGGGGCAACTCTGCTGTGCGTTGCCACAACACGTTGTTCGACGGGTTCATCTTGACGCAGAAGTTCGGTATCCGGCCCAAGCTGTGGATGGACACACTGGCGCAAGCCCGCATGCTGCTGCCATACCTGACCTCTCACTCACTGGCCAACCTCGCCAAACACTTCAACCTTCCTGCAAAGGGCGGGCAGGTGGCGACGTATCTGGGGTGGCACCGTGAAGACTTTGGCGCAGGGCAGCTCGCCGACTACGGAGACTACTGCAACCACGACACGTGGCTGTGCCGGGAGATTGGCAAAAAGCTGGACAAGTTCACCCCCGGGCTGGCGTTCAAGCTGATTGACATGACCGTGCGCATGTTCACCGAACCGATGCTGGTCGGAGACCGTGCCAAGATGCAGGAGCTGTACGACGCGGAGATTCAGCGCAAGGCTGCCCTGCTGCAGGACGCCGCGACCAACCGCGAGGTCATCATGTCCAACGACAAGTTCGCCGAGGCGCTGGAGAACCTAGGCTGCGAGGCGCCGCGCAAGATGAGCAAGACGACTGGCCGGGAGACGTACGCATTCGCCAAGAGCGACAAGGCCTTCACTGACCTGCTCGAACACGACAACCCTAGCGTGCAGGCGCTCGTTGCCGCGCGCCTCGGTGTCAAGACCACCATCGCAGAGACTCGCGCGCAGCGATTCGTGGAGATGACCGCCCGCGGGCCGTTGCCGGTATACCTGAACTTCTGGGGCGCGAAGACAACCGGCCGATACTCTGGCGGCAACATGGTCAACTGGCAGAACCTACCCGCGCGGGGACCGTCCGCGGGTCTACGTGACGCGTTGTTGGCTCCACCCGGGCACACAGTGCTGGTGGGTGACTCGTCCAACATCGAGCTGCGCACAGTGATGGCGCTTGCTGGGCAGGACGACGTGGTTGAGAAGCTGCGGCAGGGCGTTGACTTGTATTGCGACTTTGCTGGCAAGTTGTTCGGCCGTACCATTACAAAAGCTGACAAGGCCGAGCGGCAGCTGGGCAAGGTCGCGATGCTGTCGCTGCAGTACGGCGCGGGTGCCGAGCGGTTCCAAGAGATGGTCCGTATTGCATCACGCACTGACAAGGCGCTGTCGCCCATCACGCTGGACCGCGCGTACAGCATCGTTGATCTGTACCGCTCTGTGCACTGGAAGGTGGTGCAGCTGTGGGCGCACTGCCAAGCGGTAATCCTGCCCGACATTGCAGCTGGGTGCACCATGCGCCCTGTGGACGTCAACGGCTGGTTCATAACGCAGTGGGATGGTTTCGGCCGTCCTGGTGAGCCCGGTGTGATGTACCACGATTTGAAGTATGATGGCAAGGAATGGACTTACTTGATGGGGCGCAACCGGGCCCGCATCTACGGCCCCAAAGTCGTGGAGAACTTGTCGCAGCACGCTGCAATGCAGATCGTGATGTGGCAGACGGCGCGGATCAACGAGCGCTACCCAGTCAAGCTGTCCGTTCATGATGAAGCTGTGTGCGTAGTGAAAGACGAAGAACTTGTTGACGCTCGCAAGTACATGGAAGAGTGCCTGTCGATGACACCCAAGTGGTGCCGCAGCATTCCGGTGGCTTGTGAGACTGGCGTAGGAGAGAGCTATGGCGCTGCAAAGTAACGCGCTTCGCACGCCGAGCTGGATGCGAGCGGAGTTGGCGATTGACGAGCGAACGCTAGACGAACGCGTGAACATCGGCGTGCGATGCAAAGATGGGTGGGCGCATATCGTGTCGCTATCTTTGCCACGCGCGTTTGCCAACGGCGACATGCTGGACGTGAGCAGAGCGGAAGTCTACACAGCCATGCACCAATTCATCACCAAGCAACTGGCCATCGAAACTTTGGAGAATACATGAGCAACGTGATGCCGCTGTCGTTCAGCAGACTGTCAACCTTCGAGCAGTGCCCCGCGCAGTTCGACTACCTGTACGTGTCCAAACGCGTGCAGAGCACGACCAACGAGGCCGCCGACTACGGCGACCGAGTGCACAAGGTGCTGGAGAAATACGGCCGCGCGCTGATCGGTGACCCCGCCGACGTGGCGCAGGTCGTGCTGGAAGACACGGACGAGAGCAAGAGCACACTCAAGCAGTGGGGCGGCATCGTGGAGAAGCTGACATCCCGCAGTGGCGACAAGTTGTTCGAGCACCAGATGGCGGTCAATAGACAGCTGCAGCCGGTGGACTGGTTCGCCAAGGACGTGTGGATTCGCTCCATCGCTGACGTGCTGATCGTTGACGGCGACACTGCGTACTGCCTCGACTACAAGACCGGCAAGGTGAAGGACAGCCCGACCCAGCTGCAGCTGTTTGCAGCCATGGTCATGTGGCACTTCCCGCAGGTGAACACGGTCAAGACGTCGTTCGTGTGGCTCAAGTTCAACGAGGTCACCAATGCCAAGTACGAGCGCCGCTATCTGGACGCGCTGTGGCGCGCACTGGAGCCACGCTTTGACAAGGTGCAGGAGATCATTGACCTAGGTGTGTTCGACACCAAACCCTCGGGCCTGTGCCCGTGGTGCCCCGCGAAGGGGTTCTGCCCCGACGCAAGACTGAAAGGAAAGAAGCGATGAACAGAGTACGTTGCGTTGAGTGCGACAGCATCAGCGACGAGAACACGCTGCTGACGGCGCAAAACCCGTTCGATGAGACGGAGACCATCCACGGCTGCCCTGTATGCAAGAGCATAGGAGGGCTGGTCTCTGTGTGCGATGAGCCCGGGTGTGACAAGGATGTCAGCTGCGGCTGGCCATCCGACGCGGGGTACCGCCACACCTGTTATGAACACAGCAAGTGGAGCAAAGATGAAGAATGAAGGCGATGTCAAAAAGTTGGTCAAGGACGTACTCAATAGTACTGATGGTTGCTGGTGGTTTATGCCTCCTGCTAATGGCTATGGGCGCACTGGCATACCTGATTTTGTTGGCTGCGTCCACGGCATGTCGTTTGCTGTGGAGACAAAGTTCGGCAAGGGTACTACTACAGCGCATCAGAATCGCGAGATTGAGAAGTTGACGCGAGCTGGTGCGGAAGTGTGGATCGTCCGCGAGACGAACGTGGATTTGTGGGCACTTGAGTTCAAGGCATGGGTGGCGCTAAATGCTGGTGATTCCTGAGAAGAAAAAGATCGTCATCGACAGCGATGCGACGACTGACTTGTTGGCGTGCATACCACACGCGAAGAAGCTGACGCTGCATGGCAAAGACATGGTGGCGCTCAACTATGGTGTCGATGAGGCGCTGGTACTGAAGAACATGGGCTTCAGCGTACCTGCTCCCATACTGCACTACTACTCGTGGCCGGGGCGCTTTCAGCCCATGGACCACCAGAAGGAGACTGCAGCGTTCCTCACCATGCACAAGCGCGCGCTGTGCCTTAACGCACCGGGTACAGGTAAGTCCATCAGCTCTATCTGGGCCGCGGACTTCTTGCTGGATCAAGGTGTTGCCAAGAAGGTGCTGATCGTCGCGCCGCTGTCTACGCTGACTGTTGTGTGGGGGCGTGAGCTCAAGCACCACTTGCCGCACAGGTCGTTCGTGGTTTGCACCGGCGCAAAGGAAAAGCGTGAGCGGTTGCTGGCTCAGCCCGGCGTGCAGTACGTCATCATCAACCATGACGGCTTCACCAACATGCAGTCGCAGCTGACAGACTTTGATGTTGTGATCTATGACGAGGCAACTGCGCTGAAGTCCGCGAGTTCGCAGCGATACAAGGTCTTCGCGAAGTGGATGGACAAGCACCAGCCATGGCTGTGGCTTCTGACCGGTACGCCGATTTCGCAGACTCCTGCCGACGCGTGGACGCTCGCGCGCCTGTGCCTGTCGCCGTATGTGCCCAAGAGCTTCACCACGTTCAAGGACTTGGTGATGCAGAAGGTGTCGACGTTCCGCTGGACGCCGCGACCTGACGCGCTTGAGACCTGCCGCCGTGTGCTGCAGCCCTCGATTCGCTTCTCGCTTGATGAGTGCAAGGACTTGCCAGACACCAACTTCGTTGGTCGCAAGACCACGCTGACCAAGCAGCAGGAGAAGGCGTTCAAGGAGATGAAGGACAAAGCCGTGACGGTGTTTGCTGCTGGTGAGGTGGCCGCGCCCAACGCTGCGGTCGTGCTCAGCAAGCTGTTGCAAATTAGCTGCGGTGTGGTCTATGGTGAGGACACTACGATTGCCATCGACGCCTCCGAGCGATATAATTCACTCACTGAATTGTTGACGGAGATTGGTGACAAGGTCATCGTGTTTGTACCGCTTCGCGGTGTGCAGGATTGGTTGGAGCAGAAGCTACGTGCTGATGGCTTTGACGTTGCGTCCGTGCATGGCGATGTGGGCAAGACCGAACGAAATCAAATCTTTAGCGACTTCCAGCACACTGACAACATCAAGGTGCTGCTCGCGCACCCGAAGGTGGCGGCCCACGGACTGACACTGACCCGCGCGAAGGACATTATCTGGTTCGCTCCGATCTACTCGCTTGAGCAGTACGAGCAAGCCAACGCCCGCATCCGTCGACTGACGACGCAGGGCAAAACGACTGTGTGGCACATCTGGGCCACCGGCTTCGAGGCAGAGCTATACCGCCGGCTCCGCGCGAAGAAAAACACACTGGCGGAGTTTTTGAATTTGGTGCAAGGCATCAACAGTGACGACGAGTAAAGAGGTGACTCAATGAATTACGAAACAGCAGTAGAGCGGTACCTGCAAGTCCGCAAAGAGATCGACGATCTCGACCGATCATACAAAGCCTCCAAGGCGCCGCTGGCTGAGAAGCTGGCTGTGCTGGAGAACTGGATTACAGCCAAGGCACAAGAGGACGGGCTTGAGACAATCAAGACGCCACTTGGCACTGGCTACTGGGCCACGCACCACACTGCGACTGTGGCCTCACGCGAAGAACTGTTCGCGTATTGCAAAGAGAACGACGCATGGGATTTGGTCGAGTCCCGTGCATCCAAGTCGGGGGTCAAGAGTTACATCGAGGCCAACGGCGCACCTCCACCCGGGGTGAATTTTTCTTCGACACGTGTCTTCAACTTGCGCAAAGCTCAAAACTAAGGAGAACCCTATGAGCAACCTGACCATGAACGTCCCGGCCCACATCGCGGCCCGTATCGCAGCCCGCCAGCAAGCTGGTACCAAGTCGACCGTGGCCTCGGCCGTGGTGTCTGACGGAGTCAGCATTCCCCGCATCAGCATTCGTGCTGGCCGTTACCGCCTCGTTGAGGAAGGTGTGGAGACCACTGTGGGCGTGACGCTGGACACCATCATTGTGGGCGCCAACCCCCGCGTGTCCAAGGTGTTCTACGCCAAGCAGTTTGATGCCAGCGCGACCGACGTGCGCCCTGACTGCTGGTCCCACGATGGCCTCAAGCCCGATGCAGGCGTGAACGCACCGGTGCACAACCAGTGCGCAGATTGCCCGCACAACGTGCTGGGTTCCAAGATTCTGCCCTCGGGTGCCAAGTCCAAGATGTGCGCCGACCAGCGTCACCTCGCCGTGGTTGCAGCGGCTGACCCCACCAAGGTCTACAGCTTGACTGTTCCTGTAAGCGGCATGAAAGCTCTGCGCGAGTACTTCAAGGAGCTGGGCAACTACGGCATTGGCCCTGAAGAAGTGATCACTGAGCTGGGCTTCGACGACCAAGCCAGCTTCCCCAAGATCACGTTCACGCAGAAAGGCTACGTGCCTGAGAAGGCGATCGCCCGCGTTGACACGATGCTGGAAAGCGACTCGGTAAAAGTCGCCACCCGTCAGATGGCCCCGACATCTGCAGGCCCGGCGCTGGCAGCTCCTGCAAGCAAGCCCGCAATTCAGGCACCTGTTGCGCCCGCGCAACAAACTGTGGACGAGGCTTATGAGGAAGAAGCTGCTCCAGCTGTCCGTGCAAGTTCGCCAACGTCCAAACCGACCGTTGCCACAGTAAAAGCCTCGGATGAATTGGCCGCCAAGATCGACAGCCTGTTTGACGAGTAATAGAATAAAGCCATAATTTGGCCCCCCGGCTTCGGCTGGGGGTTTTTTATCTGGGGGCACATTTTGGACATTAAGACTTTTCTCACTCGCGTCACACCCCAAGTAGACGAACTCGTCATCAGCACTCACAAGCCAGACCCAACAGGTGCAAACCCACGGGGCATATTCTGGAACAGAGGCTCGTTCACCGACATGGACGACGCGGTCTACTACATCAAGCGCTGGGACGCTGAGGCTGACACCACGGTGTATTTCACGATCGGCAACATGGCCGGGCACGAATACATGGATGGGCAGCGAAAAAAGTGGTACCGCAAACAAGAACACGCAACGTGGTTCAAGACACTGGCGCTTGACCTCGACATCGGTGCAGGCAAGCCCTACGCCACGCAGAAAGAAGGCTGGTCGGCCATGGCCGCCGCGCTCAGCAACATCGGTATGCCGGGCCCCATGGTCATCTCGTCTGGCAACGGCATTCACTTGTACTGGCCGCTCACCGACATGATCAAGCGCGACGACTGGGTCAGACTGTCTACCGCGCTGCGCGTAGCACTGGAGGAACAACATGTTGTCATCGACACAAGCAAGATTCACGACCCATCAATGGTGTTGCGCCCCGTCGGCACCCACCACAAAAAGCAAACGCCGTGGAAGCCAGTCGAGTGCAAGCGCGACTGCCCGGACTACGATCCCCGTGTGCTCGCTGGCGTTCTCTCACAGTGGGTCAACAAAGCCCCCACTACCGCGGCACCGGCGCGCCGCCCGGGCAAAGGCAAGTCGTCTATCATGGACGCAGTGCTCAACTCCAACGACGTCATCCTCGATGCCGTGGCATCGCGTTGTAACCAAGTGGGAGCTCTTGTTGCTTCTGGTGGTGTTGCTGATGCAAGTGGTCGACCTGTAGAAGAGCCGCTGTGGCGGGCGTCACTGGGCCTCGCCAAGCATTGCACGGACCCACAAGAGGCGATCATCAAGATGGCTGGCAAGCACCCGGATTTCGATCTGGATGCAAACATGGCCAAGCTCGATGGCTGGAAGGGCACCGGGCCTACTACCTGCGCGAAGTTCGAGCAGTTGTGCGCCAAGGGCTGCGAGGGATGCCCACACCGCGGGCAGATCACAAGCCCGGCGCAGTTGTCGGTGGTTACCGAGACCGCGGTCGAGACTCCTGCAGGCGAGGAGGTAGTGTTCTCACTGCCCAAGGGGTACGTGGTGCAAAGCGGCGCCGTGCACCGCGAGGTGGAGACAGAAATCGAGTCCGTTGACTCCAACGGCAACAAGGTCGCGCAGAAAGTTATCGAGCTCGAACATGTCAGCGCCTATGAGATGCACGTGACTGGGGTGTACCACGACGAAGAGAGCGGCAAGTCCGCGTTCAAGTTGTTGATCAAATACCCCATGGAAGGCTGGAAGGAAAAAGCTCACGACATGAACGTGATCGCAACCGCCGGCAAAGAGTTCAGCACGTTTTTGCTGGACAGGCAGGTGTATGTGAAGCACCTCGGACAACAAGAAAAATTGAGGGGGTTCTTGATGGATTACTTGACGATGGTGCAGCAGCAAGCACCAAGTGGACAGGACTACACAGCGTTCGGCTGGAACAAAGACGGCTCGTTTATGTGCGGGCAAACTATCATCGGCTCGCCCACCGGCGTGACCGACATCCGCTTGCGCGGGGCGGCAGGGCAGTATGGTGTGTTTATTCGCCCAGAGGGCAGCCGCGACGAGTGGGTGCGGGGCATGGCCATGCTTGACCGCCCGGGTACTGAAGTGACCCGCGCTACCGTGCTGCTGGCCACGATCGGGCTGCTGGGCCCTGCGGCGGGCAACGCGCAACTGACGGTGTCGATCTACTCCCCTGAGACGACGACGGGCAAAACGCTGACGCTGATCGCCGCCAACAGCCTGATAGGCAGCCCGAAGGCGCTGCTTCTCAACCGCAAAGATACCGCCAACTCACTGTACAAGCTGCGCGGCATGTTCAACCACCTGCCCGCCTGCATCGACGAGATGACGTCCATCGACGACAAGGACTTGGTGGACATGCTGTACGACCTTAGCCAAGGCCGCGAGCGCATCCGCATGAAGCAAGACGGAACCCTGCGCGAGCCCGCAACATGGGAAGGCCCGACGATCGGCACGACAAACATCTCGCTGCACCAGAAGATCGAAGGCGTGCAGGCAGGTAGCGACCCACTGAAGATTCGGTGTCTGGAGCTGCACCAACACGACCGCTCGTTCGTCACGGTGCAAGAGGGCCAGTCCCGCAGCGACGCATCTGTGTTCTTCGACCTCATGCTGGAGAACAACGGCTGGGCATTCCCGGAGCTGGTCGCTGCAGTGCAGGCCATGGGCGGGCCAAAAGTGATCTGGAGCAAGGCCGAGGCCATGTTCGAGGACTACTTCGGCTTCCGCTTCGAGGCGCAAGATCGCTTCTACCGCACGGGCCTCATTGGCGCGTGGGCCATCGGCATGCTGGGCAAGAAGCTCGGCCTGTTCCCGTTCGACATCAAGGGCACGATTCAGTATCTGATCGACCACATCAAGTCGACCCGCCAGTGGGAGCAGGACAACAAGACCG